ACGCAACTCAGCGATACGAGCCGCAACGTTGGTAACACCGAAACGTGCGCGAGCCTGTGCAACGGTGAAAGTGTTATAACCATTAGTCTTGCTCAAGGTAGCAAGCATTTTCTCTTTAACGGATTTAACCATTATTTTACTCCATAATAAACAACCACACTTATATAAAAATCTGAGGGGTGGTCTTAGCCTCAAGATACGTAATAATATCACAGCCAGAATGGTGTGTCAACCATTCTGGCGGCAGAATTAATTAAAAAGGAATTTCATCATCAACAGTTGCCGTTACCTGAGCAGTAATATCCGGCTCGGCAGGCTTGTTAGACTCAGCATCAAGCTTGGTGTACAAGTCAAGGAATGACATTTTGGTATCAGTGTCGAAACGATTCAGACAAAGACCAACTGCCTTTAGGCGGTCACCATGTACACCGTAGGTCTTGACAATGTGAACCAGTCGGCGAGTAGAGATAATCTCATCACAGCCACCTTCGGCGAATGTCTTACGTGTAATATCTGCCCACGAAACAAGCATATCGGCAAACTTATCATCTTCACGACCAACCGTAGCAAGTTCTTTCTTGATGATTTTCTTTTCAACCGCAACAGGAGGATATTCCTGCTCATAAGTATTCAGAAAACGTTCCAAGAAAGCTTCGTTCAATACGTTGGTAAACATATAACGACCATCTTCACTGCCTTTACCTTTAGTATTTGCAGTGGCTACGATAGTAAAGCCTTCAGCGGGTGCAACCAATTCGTTTTTCTTCTTCAAAAGAAATGGCTTGCCCTCAAGAACACGTTGCAGACAGGAAAGATTCTGAGCACCGTAGTCAATCTCATCGATACAGAGAACAGCACCTTGGCGCGCAGCAACAGTCACGGGACCGTCACGCCATTCCATCTGACCATTTATAAGAACATAGTTGCCAAGCAAGTCACCCTCATCAGTATCAGGCGTCATAGACACACAAACAAATTTGCGTTTGGTCTTAGCGCAGGCTTGTTCAACAGACATGGTTTTACCGTTGCCGGATTGACCAGTGATAAAGATGGGAAAGAATTGTTTACTCGAAAAGATAGAAATCAAGTCATCAAAGTTACCGAAAGGAACATAATTCTTATACACATTGGGTACAAGATTCTCGGTTTCCAAATCGGTTACGACACTACCGATTCGTTTTGTTTCAGTGACAATATCATTTTTTTTCATAGGTACAACTTGTGCGACCATTGAAGGAACCTTATACAGACCTCGACCAGCACGGTTGTTAGTATCTTTCATGAACCATTGAGGCAAACTCATTTGATTTTCCAAACAAATGTTTTTGATTTCACCTAGGCTCAGAACAGACTTGCCGGTAGCGGCAGCAAGAGACATAAACTTTTCACGAATCTCGGTATTCACAGTACGCATCACAAACTCCAAAATTTCAATACTTGTATTATATGAGAAAAACACCACTCAGGCAAGTGGTGTTTTACAATCATACCGATATTTGCCCAATGAATCGATTCACCAGGACTCGACTGACTTGTTTTTTCTTATTCATTTTCATGAAAGCATTCCTCAGCTTAGAGGGAGTAACATTGCCGTCGATATCAAGATTATCCGAAGAAGCTGACAAGTCATTTTCTCCAGGAATCAAATACATCGAATCATATCCTGGATTATTAGACTCAAGGAATTTTTTCTCCTTTAGTTCCGAGTTTAGTTGGTCCACGAACTCAACTCTTTTGTAATAACCGGAATGGTTAGGATGTTTTTCCCAAAGGGATTGACCATCTTCAAAAACATAACGGCGCAGTATACTATTTTTTGCACTACGACCTGCACCTACAATAAAGAATCCGAGAATTTTTGCACCAGTAGTTTTTCGAAACCAGTTAAAAACGGCAACTCGCAGAGGGCTTTCCATTGAATCCTCTTTCGACTCAAGACGATATTCAGTTTTTGTAGCTTTGTCACGAATGACAATATTACTTCTTTTTAGATTCAGTGAAGTGTAACCTTCACTGGAATGATAAGAACTAATATTATCTGAATCACCATCATGGATAAGTGCGAGATTCACAATGTCAAGATTGTTATCAGTCTTAAATTTCTGAACAATACTTTTCATTGCAACCATTGATTCAATCATAGGTGTATGTGAAAGTGCTTCAGAGCGAGGAGGATAAAATTCACGTTTGCGGTTATAAGAACAAGCTAGAGACACAAGATTACGGATGCATCGGTTAAATTCTGCACTGCCCATCTTGGAATTGATATATTCGCGGAGATAGACGTTTGACATTGAAATTTCATTCAGCTTTTGCGAGAAAGAACGAATCGCTCTCCTGTTATGGTCAATCCAAAAAGCATCATCTTCATTACCAAAACCATAGACAACAAAAGGAATATTAACCTTGCGGCAGAACATGACAAGAATCAAAATTTGTTCAATAGAACTTTCCATGTTATCTGACATTGAACCAGAACGGTCAAGCAGCAAAACAAGACCATGAGATTTACCTTTCGGTACTTTCATCATCTTACGGAAAATATTGTCATCAACTTGATACTTGTAAATTCTAGATACATCAATATCACCTGTTTCCGAAATTTTCTGTTTCGAAAACTTAGATGCAGCCTTACGCATTTCAAACTCTTTGGCTAGCAAAGAAATGTACCTGTCATTTTTTTGCTTGAATTCTTTCAGAAGTTTTTCTTGCTTTTCTTTTACGTGAACACTACTTGTACTCCAAGATTGTTCCATCAACTCATGAACACGGTTATATGGTGTAACAATTTCCGACATGATTGGTGTCGGCAGTGTCACATAAACAAAATCTTTGGAAGAAGCATCAAGCAAAAGAGCTTCATTGTTGCGGTAAGTTTCATCTGTCTCACAAATGGGTTCAATTTCTTTTAGACCAGATGTAGTGGTGGATTCTTTGAATCTGTTGATTTGATTTGAAGAATTTTCTTCTTCGGATTTTTCATCAGAAGATTCGGAAGATGAATCTTGACCTTTTTCAGAGTTATCACCCTCGTCGGCAGAATCTTTTGATGTTTTTGTTTCGTTCGAATCTTCTTCCATTTCCGAATCGGAGTGGTCATCGTCGAAATCATATTCATCATCAAATGAAGAATCACCAGAAGATGGCATAGCCATCTGTTTTGTCTGAGGCTTGTGCATTTCTTCCTTAGCTTTGCTAAAGATAGCCTCTGTCACACGAACAACATCTTGCCAAGTTTCGCAAGATTCAACTTCAGCAACAAGCTTGCTTTCTTCTTCAGTGAATTTAATACCCAGGCTATAACCACCTTTAGTGTAAAGGTTCAGCCTGTCAATAAATGGAAGTCTATTAACATCACGGTATTTGATGCCGAAAAAGTCACGCTCAAGCAGTTGACCATATGCACGAATCATTGACGGGCGCAGACCAGGAAACTTGCGTTTGATTTTCTTTTCAATACGTGCGTCCTCAACCACATTGAGGAAGCCTTTGAAGTTTTTGGAAAATTTGCCAGTGGCACCAGTTACAGCATTGTGCCAGCCTTCCTCAGGAGTTTCCAGTGCATGACCAACCTCATGACCAAGGAGAAGGTCGTACAAGTCACCAGACATATCCTTCCAGATAGGGCAGTACAAAACGCGATTCTTCAAGTCGAACATAGCTGTGGACATTTTACGGTGCTCAACCGTAATATTTTCCGTAGCCATCAACTTGGCTAGTTGCGATTTAGATTCTTGAGTGTATTGCATAGCATTCCTTGAAAGTACAAAAGAATTGTAGCTCAAACCAATGCGCTTGTCAAGTACGAAAAAAGTGTTATCTACCGACCTGTTGTAAATACTTCACTTTTGTTTGTTCCCAGTCCAGGAAAATTAAGTCGTCGTAGAATAACGTTTCATATGAAACATTGCCTTTTTTGACCAGTTGTTTAATTCTACCCTTGGCGTGCTTTTCTTTCCAGATGTTCACTAGGGAATCATAGCTGGTATCAAAAGACTTTACAAGTTTATCCTCAGTTATTTCTTTCCGTAGGAATTCATTTGTGTTGTCGTACAGTGGGCTAAAGTAAATACCCCGTGCGTGTTCACTACGGATAAGTTCTTTAGGCACATTCATTTTACCGTAGGTGAATGCAAGTGAACGATTCTTATGGTCACGTTTGAATGGTTGACCAGCAGGGTTCGTTGCAACATACCATTCAAAGTATTTCTCGGTATGATTTTTCTTCAACCATTGCTCAACATCTTTTCTAGCTTTTCTGCTAGGCTCAAACGATACGGAACCAGAAGTGAAGCCCATAGGTTTCCAGTGGTCGAGATTATCATACTGACTCAAACCACCAGCTTTAGTTTTACCATAGAGTGAAGTGGTTGTGACGCCAACAAGAACATCACCATAGGTTTTCTTCCACAGTCTCTGAACTTCATCAGACAGACAGAGCAAAGCAAGCAGTTTACCACCAACATAGTTGAAACCAAGAGGCTGAAAAGGAACAATTGTAGAGCCAATCGCAGTGTGATTAATCATTCTGCCTTGCGTCTTTGTTTCTCTAGACCAACCAATGAAGTTATCTCTCGGTGTCAAGTCGAGAAAGTCGGATGATATACAGATAACACCAAGATACTTGCCACTCACATCATCTTTCACAAGGAAGTTTAGATTTCTACCGATGTTGGAGTTGTTCTTCATTGTAGAAATGAATGTGCGTGTCGTGTTCCATAAAACAGGAAGTTCTTTGCTTCGCTTTGTATCGTGTTTTACCACACTACCATCGATTCCTGTCGTGAAATTTGAACCCGAATCATCGGTATATTCAAGTACAGGTTGCAACTTAAGATAATCTTCAGGCGATTCTGGAATCCAAATATTCTCTTTAACAGAACGAATGATATCTTCTTGAGAAATATCGACAAGTTGATTCTCAACACCAAAAATAGTATTTGTTTCTACAGTAGGATACTTCTCATGAATCTCACACCACTTCTGATAGAGTGTGTATTCTTTAACGTCCATTTGCGAGACATAGCCTAGTTCACTAATGACCCTATCAGTCAGTTCTTTCTCATCTATATCACAAAAGGAATCGGTGGGATTTTGTGCTGACCATTCATCCCACTGTTTTTGAATATCTGGTGTCCAGTTTTCTCTACTCATTTGATTTTAGAAATTTTCCGTATAAGTTTCTTTTGTCTTTTCTTTGCCAACTCAAGTGCAAGAGGTCCAACTTTGTTAGTATACACTACTCCATTCATGTGGTCAAGCTCATGCTGGTAAACTTGTGCGGAAATACCTTCAAGTGTTGAGGTATTGTATTCACCTAGGTGGTCGAAATGTTCAACAACAATTTTTTTATACCTAGGAACATTGAGATACAAACCAGGGTATGACAGGCAACCTTCTCGCATTTTTTCTGGTTCACCGAATGTTTCAACGATGTTGGGATTAATACAGACCATTTGAAATTCATCAGAACCCATAACGAACATGCGGAATCTGATACCGCATTGATTAGCCGATAAGCCAAGTCCACCATACGTTGTCATCGTCAACTTTAATTGCTTGATAAACTTTTGAATTTCAGGATTCATCACTTGTGACAAATCAAATTCTTCCATCTTCTCGGCGAGTTTAGGATGACCATCACTCAAAATTGGCAAAGGAAGAATTTCTTCCTTCACAACTCTTGTTGGTGCATTTGTATTAATAACTAAAACATCATCTTGCGTTTCAACTACATTCATTTTACTATCCTTGAAAAATTATTTACCTTATCAAATCGAATCACATTGCGAAATTTATCTTGCAGTATATCACCTTTATGTGAGATAACAAACAGGTTAACATCTTCCAAGATATGCAAAAGGTTCATTAGGTATTCTGTACCGTTTGCATCTAAACTACTATCAAACACCTCATCAAGAATCAACAAATTGGTGTTCGTTGAGTTCTTCATCTTAGCAACGGCACGCCATGTCAACATCAATGCCATATCGATACGTTGCTTTTCACCCTCACTGAAAGAAGCATAACTAAATTCATCGCGGTGTCTGGATTTAATTGTCTCTTTGAATGATTCATCTAGATTAAAGTTGACAAAGAAATCCAAAGATGCAAGATATTTGTTCACCAACTTGTTGATTACTGGCAAGTATTGTTTAACAATTTTTGTTTTAATACCAGTATCTTTCAACAAGATAGAAGCAACTTCATACTCTGCTTTTTCTTCAATCAGTTTCTTCTTCTGTGAATTTAACTCAGTTAATTTATCTTCTAGCTCTTTCAGCTTAGTATTCTCCAAATCAAGATTTGTTTTGCTATCTTTAAGTGCCTGAATTTCTTTACGAATCTTACCAATATACTTGTTAGTTTCAGTAATGGTAGTATTCTTTTGTACAATTTGAATATTCAGTTGCTGGATTTGTTTCTGAAATTCCGAAATAGCATTTAGTTTATCTTGTTCTTGAAGTAATTTTGCCTCCAATTGGCTGAGACCATGTTCGCATTCTTTAACCTTGTTGGTGATACTGAAAAGCTCCGCTTCTTTAAACTCCATGGCAATGGTCTGCCTGCACGTTGGACAACTATCATTTCCCTCAAAGAAATGTATATCTCGTCGAAATTTGGATAAGTTTGTTTCAATTTGCGATTCAAGTTTATTAAGTTTCTTGACCTTACCTTCAACTTCAACTTTATTGGAGATTTGTTCGGTGAGAACCGAAACATTCGATGTAAGTCTGTTAACATCGCCATGTAAGGTTTGTATAATACTCTCACTACTCGCTATCTCATCTTCATATTCTTTTACCTTATTCTCATTGTTCTGCTTCAGTTTTTCTATTTGAGTTTTTTGATTCTCATAGTTCTGTTCAGCAAGTTCAATTGCAAATTTATTTTCGGTAATTTCATCTTTGTTCAGAGATACTTTCTCTTTCAATAACGAATTCATCGTAGAAAAGATTTGAATGTCCAATAACTCCTCAATGATAGCTCGTCTATCGGCAGCAGACAGTTGCATAAAAGGAGTGAAAGATGCAGAACCGAGAATAACAATCTGTGTAAAAGATTTGTAGTTTAGTTTGAGAATTTGCTTCTCAAGTATTTCTTGATAATCTTTAGATGCGGCCTCTTGATTTAAAATCTCACCGTTCAAGTAGATTTCAAAAATGCCTGGCTTTATACCACGAACGATACGATACTCTTTCTTCCCAATACTAAAGCAACACTCAACAACACAATCCTTTTGATTGATTGAGTTAATGAGTTGTGGTTTATTAATGTTCCGAAAAGCTTTACCAAATAACACAAAGCACAATGCATCCAACATAGTGGATTTGCCTGCACCATTCGTACCAACAACTAGCGTATTAGGTGCTTCATCAAATTTAATTTCGGTGAAGTAATTGCCTGTTGATAAGAAGTTTTTAAATTTTAAACTCTTGAAAAAAATCATTATCTAAATTTAGGTCCAGTGACCCACGATACTAGAGACTTTCGAGTACCTTCTGTTACAGGAGTTACTCTATGCATGAAAAAGGATGGAAAAAGTAACATATCTCCCCTTTTCAAATTATGTTTGATGGGTTCTCGACCAACTAAAAATTCAAAATCACCACCAACATAATCATCATTTAGTAGAAGCGAAAAGGATAATTTTCTAGTCATGTAATCATATTCATTTTGTGGAATCATGTCATGAAAAAAATCAATATGGAAATCATATCGACCATCTTCTTCTGCTCTATATTCTGAATATTGAATCGAATCATATCCATTCAAATCAAAATTGTAATATTCCTCATTAACTGTTTCAATTACTC